ATCAGCACCACGACCAGCAAGAGCGCCCCCGACACCAGCAGCATAGTACTGACCGCCAGCGCTTGTAGACCACTTACCAGCGGCCTTTTGGTCATCTGCCACCATTGTCTGGGGGAAAACTTCACGGTACTCCTCCGAATCAATCAAGTTACGTATGCGCCTGCCATAGTCTTCAGACAGACCCGCAGTGTGCGTGCCCATGATGATCTTCTTATCAGGATACTTACCTAAAAAGTACGCAGGGAACAGATAAGACGAGAACTCAGACTTACCCATACGTGGCGCGATGTTGATAATCACGCGCTTCTTACGGCCTTCAACCACATCGGTAAATATCTTAGCCAGCTTCTTGTGATGGGGGCCAACTTTGAATCCGGGATACACCGCCTTGGCAAATCCCAGCATGTTGGTACTGGCCGCTTTTAGGCTGGCGCGTTTCTCACGAAGCTCAAGATCGTCGAACAACTCCATCTTCTCTTGCACGCTCATATACGGGAGCGCCTTCTCCATGGCCTCAAGCTCAATCTTGCTCAGTGTTGTAAAAGCGTCACGCTTCATCTGAGTCCTTGTTGTCGTCTTTCTCGTCTTCACTGACATCGACCACGTCGATCACACCCATGAACCTGTTGAGCTTGTCTTTGATCCGCGCCTCTAGCTCAACGTCAGACATTTCAGTCTTCTTGACTTCAATTTTCTCTGTGAACAACCCAACTTCCGTCACTTTACCAAGCGCTACCAGTGCTTTGAGGCGTACGTTGGCGTTTGGGTGTTCGGTTTCTTCAACTAGCTTGGCCACCGTGTAGCCACGAATTTGTTTAGCTTGCTGTACAAATTCCCAGTCGTAGGCTGAAAGCATGCTCACAAGTCTTTGGACGGCTTCTGGCGTTTTGATATTTGCCAGAGAGGTATGCGTGATTTCCGCAGGTTTGGCGGTGACGATGTTGGTGAAAGCAGTACGTGCTGCTTGGCTTTGGTGCTCATTGACCAAAGTATCTGTGTCTACAGCACCCAGTTCTTTCAGCCAGTCGACTGTGTTGGACATTCCATCCACGGCATCCGCTGGGTCAGTCTTGTCCATAGGGACGAAGTTACCCGGGTGCTCCTGCACCTCTGGCTCAAAATTGATTAAGTGATCTAGCATCTGCGCATAAGCCCTTGAACCTGCGATGTAGATAATGTACACTCAAATTGAGTGGGTGCGCAAGATCGTTTTGGCCTTTGGCCAAACTCATCAAGTTCGCTTGCTTTCTCCTTGATGGTAAGCAGTTGCCATCTTTAGCCCCGGCTCGCAAGGTCGGGGCTTTTTTTATTTGGTGTTGTCTAACGTTTGACAAAGGTATTTCTAAATTTTTATAAAATTTGTGGGGGGTGCCTATTTAGTACTTAGTTATTACAAAGTTTGCTGTGCGGTTATGGAACAGTGTTCGTATCTGGCAGCGGGGGTGCATGGGAATTTGGGCTGGTGGGGGTAGGGTAGGGGTCGAATACCGCCAAAAACACCCCAAAACAGGGTCAAAGTGACCCGAAAAGGCATAGGAAAGGGGCAGATAAAGGCTCTCGATAGCGATCAAAAGGGGGTGTATGCACAATGGAGTTAGCCATAAGGGATTCCCTCTGAGGCAACAACGACATCAAGGAGAAAAACCATGTCAAACAAAACTCAAGCATTTAAGACACTCGATACATTCGCTGACTCACGGGTCACGCTTATCACGGGGATGCAAAAGGCAGGCTACGCGACAGTCGAGGAGTGCAGACCCATTGTGATCGAGTGGGCTTGCAAGAAAACTGGCGCGGAGTATCGCGAGAACAAAGCGAAAACCAAGCTCATGCTTGTCACCAGTAGCGCGAATTACGAGGGCGCGAAAACTGTGGTGCGCGACATCATGCTGATGATCGAGGGAACCACGCGCAGAGCCTCGAGCGCAAAGAAAGAACCGCTTGACCCTGTTGCGAAAATCATCGAAGCCTTCAACAAGCTCACACCCGCAGAGCAACGCAAAGCCCTGAAAGCTCTCGTTGCATGATTTTCGGGTCACTGTGACCCGCTTTTTTCCCGAGACGCAAGAGAAAGAGCCTCTTGCGTTGTTTCGTTTCTTGTCTAACCAAAAGGAGAACTTAAATGCCAACCTACACAGAGTACCTTGCGTACGCAAAATCCAAGGGCTTCCAGCCCATGCGTGAAGAAACCTTCTACGCAGTCATCAAAGCCGGTATCAACCCCATCACATCAAAGCGGAGAACATCATGAGCAAATTCAATCACTACTCACCCAAAGAACTCGCACTCGCAAAGTGGAACAACGAGCAACGCCCCAAGTACATGGAGAAGATCGAGCGTGATGCGAAGCGTACCTTCATGCTCAGGCGTATCGAAGACATGGAAGCACGAGCCGAAATACGGGTCACGATGACCCGAAAATGACGAGTTGCGAAAATCACACCCAAAAACTACTTATCCATATTTTCGCGACTATCCGCAAGGTCAGACACCCGCCAACCCGCATCAATACTGGCGTCTTCAAAAAACTATCCATCTATCTATCTATTTAAATATATATTTATATATAGGAGTGTCTCTATATATGTGCGTATATTTTCGCAAGCTCGACAAGTCCTGCGAACCTTGTAGAGTGAAAGCATTTCTCAAAACAGATAGATACTTGGACACTTTTACCTGTATACTAGCGTTCATGCGGTCTGCGGAGTGTCTGACCCTGCGGATAGTTGCGAAAGTTCATGGATACCTCACCCCTCAGAAAGCGAAAATCATGGATACCTCCTATAAACATTACATAAAACTCACCCCAAACCAGCTTCACGCTCGCCTTGTGGCACGCAAAACCCCACCATATCAAGCCGAGTCGATCAAGAAAATCGTAGCCGAACAACAGGCTTTGCTCAAGTCAGAGAACGCGAGGACGACACAATTAAAAAGACTTTGGAGGGAATTCATGCAACCCCTTGAAGCTGAGCGTGACAACGTGCAAGGTATGTTGCGATATAAAGGTAGCGAAAATGATGAGAGGCGTGAAGCCTTGGAAGCGTACTTGACTGTGCTCAACGCACTCAAGGCGAAGATGCTGAACCACTGCAAGCAAGATCGCAAGACACCCACGATGGTTGCATCGGACAAGAACCTGCCCAATGAGGGCAAGCATTGGACTGATTGGATACCTGCGAAAATCAAGAGCCGAGTGCTTGACCTGTTCGATCAGATCGAGCGCAAGCCCAAGGCGAAAATCAAAATCCCTTTTGAGAGGGTCATCCCACCCACGCTACACGCCAAGCAACTGACCCGACTCAAGGCACGAACACTCAAAGAGTTAGCTATCGCAGAACAAACCCTGACGCTAGACCCTCACCCCGACAACGAATCCAAGGTCAGCCAAATAAAGTATGCGCTAGACCTGATGGATGTACTAGATGAAGACGAGCCTGTGCCTGCAACGTGGCATGGGCTGAATAAAAACGGGTCACAGTGACCCGAAAGTGTGACTGCTTCGCCGTGTGGCAGTCGCACCCTACCTTGTAAATCACACGGCACTTGCAACTAAGGAGAAAGTAAATGAGATACCAATGGAATACAGGCAGAGGTTATGCCGAGGATGGTCAGCGCATGGTCGCTGAAGTTGTGGGCAACGAGCTTCGGTTCGCTGATCTATCACGCCACATACAAGGAACGATACCACTCGGTGCGTTTCATCGGCTAGACAGAGAGAGCATCGGGTTCTTCAAAGAGTTCACGATGTTTAACTATGACTACGGAAACTACTCAGGCAACAGCAACAACCTTACATGGGAGGAAACGAAATGACTTACTTGACAGACGCACAGCTACACAAAGCAGCGCAGTACCTTGAGACTAGAGAGGGGGGATTCGCTAACGCCATCGCCCTTGCCTACTACCGAGCCGATGGGTGGAACCAAAAGATTCTGCTCAACGCTTTCGCACCCCTGTTCGAGCAAGCCTATGAGAAGTGGGCAAGCTATGACACAACAACCAAAGGAGAATGAAATGAAAACAAAGACAGCAAAGATTGCAAACCTGCTATTCACTGCGCTATGTATGGCGCTGATGTACATGGGGTTCATCATGATGGATGAGTTTGGTATCGGATACCTGTGGCTAGGGATGTACACCTGCGGGGCGTACGGCTTGGGCTATCAGGTGTTCGACTATTTTGTAAGTGAAGCAACCAACTAACGGGTCACAGTGACCCACTTTTACAAGGAGAAAGCAACATGACTACAACAAACAACACATACGACTGGCAAGACATGGTCGACACCATGCGCAGAGCATACGATGCGATACGCCGTGTCGATGGTGAGCTTCAGCGCCAATGGCATCGCTCGGATGATGAGGATGAGATGCGGGCAATCCGCGACAAGCGTGAGGCTAGGTACTGGATCATTCGTGAGTTCGACAAGTACCCAGTGCATCAGATAATAAATGCTGCCATCAAGCTGGCTCGTCCCAAAGACTGGCATCAGCTACTGCTTGAGCATCCGCATGTATCCCAAGGTGACAACAGCAAGATCGCCTACACACAGAACGAGGTCAAGGGTCAGAAAGATATTCAGACTGTCACATCGGTGGGCAAGTATCTGACTCGGCACTTCGACTTACCCGATCACACCATCCGTGATCTTGTCTCACGCTATGGGTCAGCGGCTCGCTTCCAGTTTGTACATACAACAGCCGAGATGATCTATCACTTACATCGTGGGCCACAGTCCTGCATGGTATGGGGTGATGACCGAGGAGTTAAGTGTGCTGATGGCGTGACCCGTCACCCCTACGAGGCATACGATCCCAAGTTCGGTTGGCACATGGCTGTTCGTATCGAGGGCGACAACACCATGGGTCGAGCGCTGTGTATGACCCAGCCCATAGATGGCAAGAAGTATTTCGTTCGCAGTTATCTGCGCCCATCCAATGCGACCAGTTACAGTCAGACAGATGACGGCATGGATACATGGCTTCGTGAGCAGGGGTATCGCAAGGAGAACTACTGGGAGGATGGCGAGAGGCTTGCGTACCACGAGGCAAGCGATCACTTCCTTGCACCCTACCTTGACGGCGGTGAGAAGAATGTGACGATCGATGCAGGGGCTAAGGCGCTTGTGATCGACAGCGATGGAGAATATACCTGCGATCAGACAGGCGGGTATCCAACGTATGATGACGAGGATGAGTCCTTTGAGTGTGAGGACTGCGGTGATCGTACATCCAACGATGACGGCTACTGGGTTGGGCGTGGCGAGGACACGCAGGTCTGCGACAGTTGCCGAGACAACCACTACCAGTATGTGTATGGACGGCGTGGCAATCAGTACTACATCCATGAGGACAACGTGGTGTATGTCGAGTCCAACAGCGAGCACTACGATGAGGACTACCTCAGTGACAACAACATCGTTGAGCTTGAGAATGGTGACTACGAGGATCTAGAGAACGCAGTCGAGGTTGATGGTGACTGGTATCACTTAGACGATGAGCGCATCTGTCGCACCGAGGACACCGATGAGTTCAAGATGGTTGACGATGGCTGTTGGCAATGCGCTGAGTCAGGCAACTGGTACACCGATGACTGCATCGAGTGGACTGAGTACGAGGGTCAACGTTACCACGATGACTACATACCCAAGCACATAGCGGATGCGACTGCTGACAAGCGCATCGATGAGGACGAGGGTATGCCTACCATGCTGACATTGGATATGCTGTGGAATGTACACATGCTATGGGACTACTCGATTGGTATGGGCGATGTAGTTATCAGCCTGACCTACACACTCGATGGCAAGAAGCTACACGCTGAGCGCAATTACACCACTGAGTTTGTCAATAGCCAAGACAGAGCAGGCTTCAACAGAATGGTGCGTGAAATACTTTGCTCTGACCTCATGGCACAAGCCAACGAGATCGCAAACAAATATTTAGAAACCCAAGGAGAATGAACATGAACAAGAAATCCATACTACACAAAACCCTAGCTCGTGCGTTGTCTGTCAAGCGTCCGCACAATACCCCTGCCGTCTCGGACTTCACCGAGTGGCTATTCAATACGCTACCCGCAGAACTCAAGTCGTTCACATCCGTGGATGGTGCAGGCAATCTTCACATTGACAACCGCATAGCAGGTAGCAAGACGCTGTTCATCGCTCACGTTGACACAGTACACAAGGAGACGGGAGCTAACAAGATCAGGAAGACGGCGGGTATGTGGTACGCAGATGGCGCTCCGCTTGGTGCTGACGATGGTGCGGGTGTGGCCATACTCATGCACATGATGCACGCTGACATCAAGGGCTACTACATCTTCAGCCAAGGCGAGGAGTGCGGGGGTATCGGTGCTAAGTTTCTTGAGAAGAACCACGCTGACCTGCTTGCTCAGTTCGACAGAGCCATAGCGTTTGATCGCAGGGGTACAGACAACATCATCAGTCATCAGGGCTGGGGTCGTTGTGCATCCGATACATTCTGTCAGGCGTTGGCTGATGAGCTTAACTTGCACGATGAGAACCTGATGTATACCCCTGACGATACTGGTGTGTATACGGACACCGCTGAGTTCACCGACATCATCCCCGAGTGCACCAACATCAGCGTGGGGTATGACCATGAGCATAGTCAGCAAGAGTGTCTCAACATCCATCACTACGAGTTGTTGTCTCAAGCAGTACTGCAAGTTCAATGGGATAAGCTGCCTGTCGATCGTGACCCGACTGTGCCTGAGTACAAGACAAGCAAGTACGACACAGGACTGACGGGATGGTGGACTAAGTACGACAGCAAAGATTACGACCACACCATATACATTGACGAGTTCGGTAGCGCAAACAAACAGATCGACAGCAAGTACTTCGGCCACTTGCATGACGATGACTACTGGGAGACACAGGACTTACTCGATGCCGTTGACGATGCGCTTGGGGGACGCTGTGACTTCTTGCTTGAGCTTATCAGCGAGGCGGTATACCCTGAAGATCCAAAGATAGCTGTGCGGTTTCTCAACCGCAAGCTACTCACCAACGAATTACTACAAGAGGCCATCACAATGGCTCACACCTACGACTCGGCAACTGTACTGTGTACGTTGTTCGATGCCATTCACTGTGAAGCATGAACGGGTCACTGTGACCCACTTTTAAAAGGAGAGAGTAAATGATTGAAGCACAACTGCAAATGGTGGCTGATGATCTCATCGCCCAGTACAAACATGAGATCGTCAGAGATGGCGACTGGTGGCACGGCACGGACGAGTACTCATTCAACATCCACACAATGGATGATGACGATAGCGATTGGTACAACGTCAACGTGTACAAAGTTGATCCAGTTACGGGCATGGATAACTGCGAATGGTGGATTGACTTACCCCGTGTGTTTATTAAAGGAGAAATGAAATGAAAAAGTATTTAGTAAAAGCAAGCTATACAGTCTATTGCCACGCCATCGTTGAGGCTGAAAACAAAGACGAGGCGTATGAGATGGCCGTTGGCTTGGACGGGGGTGACTTTAATGAGGACAGAGACAGCCCTTACGGGGACTGGAACATTGACGATGTAACTGAAATAGGAGAATGATATGCAAGGAATAGACAGCTACTACAACGGCCTACTGGCTGAACACCAACGCTCAATAGACGAGCAAGCATACAAGGAGGAACAAAGAGAGAAACTCAAAGACGAGATCATTGAACTGCTGATCGAAAACCACCCCGCTGAACTAGCGCGACTGACAGGGGAGGATGACGAGACGTGCAAGAAGATCGTGCATGAGTTGTACATGGAGAACTTCAATGACCCGAACTGTTGGCACGTTGAACGCTCGGGGCATATATGGGTTATCTACGGCAACACCACCGATGAGTGGATAGATGAGAACGGCGACTACCTTGGCTTCGACACAAAGGAAGAAGCTGAAGACTATATCAAGGAGACATTTAAATGAAATACATCAAGAAAACATTCTCAGAAAATATGGGCGGGGGGTCATGGGTTGACTTCCTAATCTTGTATGACGGGCGGTGCATTGGCCTGAATGACGAGTGCCTTGCAATATACGATTCATACGAACACTTCTGTGGTGATGGGCCACACGATGTGCCGATGCTTGACTTACTTAAGGAGAAAACAGAATGACACCAGAAGAAATACAAGCACGCTTCGGCAAGGAAGCGTTAGAGAAGTTGTACGACTGCATCTTGCAAAACCCTGCGTATGCGTTAGCCGATTGGATACTTGAGTTCCACGATGAGCAAGCCATTGATGCGTGGATCAAACAATTAAAAGCAGACGAGGAGGACGAGGCATGATGACCCCATGGGAAAAGTTTGAGAGGGTAATACTTTTGTTAGCGGTCATGGTGCTTGCCCTTGACCTCTTGTACTGGCGTCCCTTCTGACTACTATCAACAACCTCTTTTCTAGGGGAATTCCCCTTGACTTCTGTCTAAGCCTAGACAAATAATGGCAAACCTAAGGAGAAACTGTGCAAAAACACACACCCTACGACACAGGAAAGGTCAAGATTGGCCTGACCTATACACCACCCCCACCCTCATCCACGCCTGAGTCCGACTGGATACAGGGTATTTTGCTTGGCGACAAGCAGGGGATGGACGAGCTTATGCTCGCCACAGTACAGTCCATCGGACTTATTGCTTTCATCGTTATCGTCATGCTATTAACAGGAGGAACCACAGATGCCTGACATCCAAACCGCGTTATCCAATGCGCTTAACAACACACTTAAAAACACAATCAACGACTGGGAGAAAGACGATATGCAAACCACACAAGTTAAACCACAAGGCGCTAACTACGGACGAGGCACTAAAGCCTTTAGCGTCACCAACAACGTGACCCGTGCCACCTTTGACTTTGTCAAGAAGAACCCTAACCTTACCTCGCCTGAGATATGCGCATCCATGGCAAGGCTTGGCTACAAGGAAAGCTCTGTGTCCTCATTGATCGCGCAGTTTGCTGTGCAGGGCTTGGCTGAGAGAGACGATAGGGGTAGGTACATCACCATCGTGGACGAGTACAGACCCTTGAAAGCCAAGAAGAAGCTACTCAAGATCGTACCCAAACCTGTTGAAGAACGCGTCAAGCGCAAGTACGAGAAAAGATCGGAAGGCATCGCCGCGCTACACACCGATACTACTGACACCTCGCTCACCTTACCGCAACCCAAACGCTTCGTGACCCTTGTGCGTAGCAAGACGCCTGATGACATCTTAAAAGACATGACAGTATTCCAAGCGCGTGAGTTGTACGACTACCTCAAGAAAATGTTTGGAGGCTGACATGAAAGAAATACATAAGCAACAAGCGTTCCCAGACGAGGGTAACTACGGCATTTCTATACGCGACTACTTTGCGGCTAAGGCTTTGCAAGGTTTAATCAGCACTGAAGGTGCGGGCTCTGCTGAGAGGTATGCAGAGATTGCATACAAACTGGCAGACGCAATGCTGAAAGCGAGGGACGACTGATGTACGAAGACGAACCAGTCAACGAGTACCGCATCAAGGTCACAGTCAGAAACAATCTGATCTTGAATGCGATTGAAAACGCGGGGTATAAAAGCGTGTCAGAGTTTTGTCGTGCGGCGGGTCTGCCTAAAACTGCGCTGACAGAACTGATAGCCATGCGTAAACCTCCGATCAATCAAAGCGGGGAGTTCAGCGATAACGCCAAAGCACTCATGGAGGAGTTGTGCGCACTGCCAACCGATCTGTGGACAACGGAGCAACTAACGCTGAAACTTAAACGCAACAGTGCACAACGCGATGTTAGCTCCGAAGGTATGCGTGCCGCCCTTGGCATGCACGCTGAAGAACTGCTGGAGTTGATGAAGCCCGATGCCCCTGACGAAGCCGTGCTCAAGCATGAGATGGTGAGCGTTGTGGAGGAACAACTGGAGTCGCTCTCCCCGCGTGCGGCTTTGGTACTGCGTATGCGCTTTGGTATAGGTTGTGAGGAGCATACGTTTGAGGAGATCGGAGATAAGTTTGATTTAACGCGAGAGCGTGTTCGACAGATCGAGGCTAAGGCTTTACGTCACTTAAAGCACCCATCAAGGTCTGATGAGTTGCGTCAGCTATTACCTACGTATGAAAGATCTCCCGATCAAAAAGAAAAAGCAAAACTGCCTGCGTGTGAGAATGTGTACCACCAGTTCTACACGAACCCAAACGGGGTAAGTGTCTGCGCTCACTGCGGTGTTGGGGAAGAACGTTTTAACAACATCAAAGAGTACGCACATCTTATGAAGGAGACACCATGACTGAACCACAACTGAATGTATGGGAGAGGGCTATGGGCTGGCGTAAGCGGCAGATGGTCGCGGCTCAAGTTGACAACGAAGTGACGCAGAAGATTCGCAACGACACGCTTGAGGAGGTAGCGCGTGAGTTTGACTCTATGAAAAACTTCGGTGATACATCTTCCAGCTTCGCCATATATGTGCGGGGCATGAAGCGATGAAAGTTATGGACTTAATTCAATATGACCCAGAGAAAGGATGCTTTGTTTTGAAAATTGACAAGCCACAATCACTCGCGCTCAACCCATGGGATGAGTTGCGTTTAGTCAAACGCCCTAGCATTTTTGCGACAGACCCACGTTTTCGTGCGAAGACATCATTGGGTACAGTACAAAATGAAGAAGGCTTAGGCTACAAACAGTTTGGTACATACAGCCGTGCCAAAGAACCATCACCAAACAAACACGCAGGAACACTTGAACATGCCACGACCAAAGCCACCCGAGCCACTGATAGGAAGACAAGTAAGGATGTCTGACAGACAGTGGATTATGTTTAATGAATTGGGCGGAGCCGACTGGCTACGCAAGCTTGTCGAGAAGAAAGCACCAATGCCCAAGAAGTATTACGACAACGAGTTGGCGCGTATCAGCAACCCCGCTGACGCCACATTTTTAAAACAAAGAAAAGGAGAAATAAATGATTGAACTGATTGAAGACGGCGCTGAGCCAAGCTACGTCAGCCTCTATGAAGGCGCTACGCTTGAGCAAGCTGGCCATATATGGAATAGCGTTATCAAGAGCGATGGCGGCCACTGCCCTGTGTGCGACAGGTGGGGTAAGCTATACAGGCGCGGTATCAGTGCGTCTATGGCGAGGCAGTTAATATGGTTGTGCTTACAAGACCCGCGTGAGGACGGCTGGATCGACGTACAACGCACCGCACCCGATTGGTTGCTTCGCTCCCCGCAGATAGGTACGTTGCGGCACTGGAGCATGGTAATAGATGCACCAGTCAGCGGAGTTAAGAGTCGTAGCGCGGGGCTGTGGAAGCCGACAGCCATTGGCTTGGAGTTTGCGTATCAACGCATCTCCGTGCCCAAGTACAAGTACATCTACAACGACACTGTGTTTGATACCGAAGGCTCTGACGTCACCATACTTGACTGTATTGGTGAACACTTTGACTACAACGAACTTATGAATGCGAACTATTATGGCGAATACACCGGAATGGAAAGTGAAGAAGGCGGTGAGGGTTCTTCTTGATAAGCTGGGCATCTACCACTTCATGCCGCCTGCTAACGGCTTTGGCCGTGCGGGGATACCTGACATCGTTGGCTGTATGGACGGACACTTCATCGCCATCGAGTGCAAGGCAGGCAAGGGGCAGACCACGCCCTTGCAAGACAGAGAACTTAACCTAATCCTCAACGCAGGGGGTACTGTGTTCATTGCGCGTGAGCACAACATCCCTGACTTGGAACTACTACTGAAGGAGAAACAAAATGAGTTACGTACAAGGTGACTTCTCAATGACAGAGGAGGAACTCGAACAAAGAGTTGAGGCCATGTCGGATGAGGAGCAGCACCATTTCAGATTACTGATTCACAAGATCGTGATGTGTTATGGCCAAGGTAAGGCACAGGGCGTGTTCATCATTGGACGCGCTGAAGATAATGTCGCAGGAGTCGTTACCCTAAACTGTAACGAGATGGAG